CTCGCTGAAAAGAACGCGCAAAGAGGGGCAGGTGGATGTTTACTCAGCGCTGGAAGAGTTGATAAGGAACTCGAAGTATTTTGATTTTGAGCCTGTAGATAAAAAAGCAAAGCACCAAGCACTGGCGGGGCAGGACGTGTATTATTCCGCCATGCAGATTGGGAAAAAGTTTTACTCCATCAGGTTCAAGTTCGACGTTGCAAAAGATGATCTGTCCAGAACGTATAAGGATCATAAGGTAAAAGAAGTAAAAATATCTCCCACAGCGTCCCATACGGTCAAAGGGAAGGACACTTCTCTCAGGCCGCATGCGCAAGCAGGAGATACTTTAGTTTATACTCTATCAGACCTGACCGGCGGCGTCAAGCCTCGTCCGGCTGTGAAGGTGCTGGACGCGAACGGCGAGCCGCTGATGGTGGCACATGGCACGGGCAGAGCCGACCGTGTTGGGAGCGTTTTCCGCAAGGACAGGGCAACGTCAGGCCCTATGGCGTTCTTCACTGATAATGAGGAGATAGCAGAGGGCTACGCAAGGGACAAGGTTGACACGTCTCTTTCCCGTGAGGACGCATACGATTACCACAAGCAGTTTACCGTTGATGTCAAAGGCAAAGGCGGTAAAACTGAGAATTTCACTGTCTCCGAATATTGGAACAAACTGCCGTTAAAAAAACAGCGTGAGATAGCGGAACGGGCACAGGCCATTGGGTATAACGATGATGAGGAGATAGTGCTTATTCCAGGCAATAAGATCGGTTCTGGGGGCTATGAATGGAATTTGCGCGAAGCGCGGGGCAATCACCTTGACGCGCTGGTGAGGGAATGGCTGGACAGTGGGAACCTGTATAACAGAGAAGACCAGTTTTTGAAAGTTCTTGAGCTGGCGGGCGTTGAGGGTGTTCAGTACAACGACCCGAGCGCCCGGCATGAAGCCGTCTATCACGTTTTCCTGAACATCAAAAACCCGTTTGTCACGACGGAAATCTCTGACGAGTTGTTTAATAAGCTGAAAGATGCGGCAGAAGAGGCGCAGAAGGATTTTGACCCGACACAGGGTTATTCCGCCGACGGCTGGGATAAGTCGAGCATGGAGCCGAACTTCTGGATAGACACGTTGGCGAGGGACAGAGAAAACGGCACGACCCACGCATGGACGTCTATCCCCGATTGGGTGACGGAAGTTCTCAAAAAAGAAGGGTACGACGGCATCCAGGACACAGGCGGCAAGGGTGGCGGGCAGGGACATACCGTTTATATCCCGTTTGAGTCCGAGCAGGTGAAATCCGCCACGGACAACCGCGGGACGTTCGACGCCAACAACCCGGATATATACTACCAGGATCAGGCTCCTGCCAGCCCCGCGGAGCAGCAGGCCGCCAGCGCAAACGCCACGGAAGCCGTGGACGACTACAACGCGCAGATGGAGGACTACAACCTCAAGCAGACCGCGCGGGAGTATGCGGACACGGTGGCGAAACTCATCCGCCAGAACGGCGGGCTGAGGCTGGAGGACTTCATTCATGACGTGGGGGAGGAGGCCGCGAAGGAGCTTCGCAAGAAGTGGCCGGGGCTGTTCCGCAACACGACGCAGGGGCCCCAGCTTGAGTTGGACGTGCTGACCCAGCAGCTCCAGGCCAACGGGATAAACCTGGACGTCCGTGGGCTGGTGGACTGGCTGACGGACACACTGAACGAAAAGCCTGTGAAGCCCACGCCGCCCGCGCTGACGGCGGAGACGCTGAAAGCGGCGGTGGAGAAGTACGGGGCCGAGGCCGCCAGCCGATACCTGAACGAGCGGAAACGATACCTTGAGGGGCTGGCCCGAAAGGAAGAAAGCCCCGACGCGCTCAGGGCGCTGACCAGAGAGCTGCGGGCCATTGACCGCATGATCGCCGGTGAGAAGGCCGCGAGGCAGAGAAAACAACTGCGCGAGCATTATCAGGATTGGATAAGCCGCCTGAATGCGGAGGACGCCTATATCCGCGGGAAGAATATCGGCGAGGATTACGGTATCAAAGAAGGTATAGAGTATCAAAAAAAGAAAAACGCTGAAGCCTTAAAGGAAACGGCAGAAGAATCATATATCCTTGGCAAGGGGATCGGTGAGGATTACGGTATCAAAGAAGGCATGGCGTACCAGAAGAAGAAGGACGCAGAGCGGCTTGCCCGCATGAAACAGCGTTACGCGGCCATGCTGAAGCGAACAAGGGAACTGCGGAAAATCGGCGAGAGGATAGACAAAGCCGTCGGGTCTATCAATCACATGGCGAAAGCCAAGAACATCAGCTACTGGCGACAGCAGGAGATCAAAGCCCTGTTGAAGGACTACGACCTCAAGCGCCGGACCAATGACACGCTGAAAAAGCGGGCGAGCGTCGAGGCCCTGCTGGAGCTCAACTCCATTGACGCGCAGTATGCTAAGGGCATGAGCAAGGAGGATCTGTCCTTCCTTGGATTGAAGAAGGATGACCTGAAGTATATAGGCACGACCACGCTCAACGACCTGACGCTGGGCGACCTGAGACAGCTTCAGGAGGATGTGAAGGACCTTTATCTTCAGGGCAAGGCGGAGTATGAGGCATGGCAGGCCAAGAATAAGGCGGACGTGTCAGATATCCGGAATGGCTATATCAAATCCTTGGCTAAAACTAAGGGGCCTGCCCCCAGCGCCGTGACAAAGAACAAGGACCTTGGCAAGCAGTACAAGGGGCTGACGGGCTTCCTTGCGAAAATGAAGGATGGACTGTACAGCGGAGTCCTGACGCCGGACCAGCTCTGGGATTGGCTGGGGAAGGGCAAGGCGAAGTATAGCGATGACAATATGTTCATCAAGGTATGGGACAGAGTGCAGGACAGCTACGATGAGAGGGACAGGCAGGTTGACCGGCGGATACAGACGGTGCGGGATGGGCTCAAAAAGCTGGGCTTCACGAGGCGAAGCGTGAATGGCATAATCGGTGACTTTGGACAGTTTGGGAAGGTGGCCGGAACGGTCAACGGCATCACCTTGAAATGGGCTGAGGTCATGGGGATGTACCTGGGCATGAAGAATCCCGATAACGCCAAAGCCATCATCTATGGGAACCTTGTCAATGGCAACGGCCAGGGGCCCGTGATGAGCGTGGAACAGGCGGAGGCCACCGTCCGGGAGTTTATCGGTATGCTCTCGCCGGAGCAGAAGCAGGCGGCGGAGCTGATACTTCAGGATTTTGAGGATAACTTTGATCGTGTGAACAATGGGCTGGTCAATAACTTCAACAAAGGGATGGATCACGTCGATAACTATTCCCCGATACGTAGGCTGGAGCATCAGACGCGGCAAGGGCTTGTTGACCTCGAAACCGCAGAGGACATCAAGAAGGGGGATAACAACGCCCCCATTATCCAGCAGGTGGAAAAGGGCTTCATGACAGAGCGCCAGGATATCAGCGAGGCGAAACAGAGACCTATAAACCTTGACGTGTGGTCAAACTGGATGGATGCCATTCGTTCGGAAGAAACGGCTGTTGCGTTAGGCGGGTTGGGGAGGACGATAACAAGCGCCTTGTTGAGTGAGGGGGAAGAAGGACGCTCCGTTGCAAGCATGGTGAAGGACCGGTTTGGTAAAACTGTCTGGGGGACAGCTTCGGCGTTCTACAGAGACGCTTTCACAGACCGGCAGCAAGTCGCAAGCGACGTACTGAGCGGCATGAGCAGCTGGTACATGAGGGCGCGGAGTGTGGCCGGTGTCTGCTGGAACGGCGGAGTGTGGCTGATCCAGACGACGAGTTATCCGCTGTTCCTGGCCTACCACGGGACAATCAACGGGCCGGTGTCGATGTTCTCGTCGCTGGCGAAGTTTATTGCCCACCCGAAAGAGTTCCTTGAGAACGTCTATGAGCTGAATCCTCAGCTGAGACATACGGGGGGGTTCGCAGAGCTGAACGCGCTGAGGCAGAGCCCAAACTGGGGAATGGAACAGTGGCAGAGAGTCCTTGACATGGGATATGACCCCATCATTCTCTTTGATAGATGGACAAAATCCATCGGCTGGTACTCCGTCTATGAGGCCAGCAAGCGTCAGGGGATGAGCGAGGAGGCGGCGATACACAAGGCGGACCGGGCGGTGCGTATCACCCAGCCCGCGTCCTACGGACGGGACCAGGCGCGGTTGTGGCGGCAGGGCGGCTTTCTGAAGATGGTGATGCAGTTCACCTCCGCGACGGCGGCGCACTTCAACATGACGGTCTATGACCTGGCACAGCAGCTTTCCAGCGGGGAATGGAACGCCACGAAGCAGGCGTTCTCTACTCTCTCCGCGTTGGTGGTGACGGCGTGCCTGACCAAGGCGCTGAGGGACGGACTGCCGGGGAATGACGACGAGGACGACGACGATCCACAGGGCCTGGGCGGCTGGATGGCTGACGCGGTAGCAAAGCAGTTTGTCAACTCCTGGCCGATTTGGGGACACGAGGCTGTCAACGCATGGGATATGTGGGTCAACGGGAAGAGGAGCCTCCCACAGCAGAGCGTATTCATGACGCCATTCTCAAAGGCCGCCAATGCGATCAAGGCGCTGAACAGCGATGATGACGACGCGGCACGGCGTGCGGCGCGGTATGTTGTTGAGGCGCTGGCGACGTCCGGCGTCGCACCCATCCCCGTTGCGGGGATACGGAAGGCGGCAAGGTTCTTTGAGAGTGAGGAGTAAGCGGGGCCTTGTGCCCCGCTATTTTTTTGTTATAATCACATTGTTCGTTCTCCGGTGTCCTTCGGGCCCGGGGGTTTTTTTTATTCGCGCAGCCCGTCCAGGTAATCCCCCCACCACTGCATTAGGCGGCGACGCTCTGGTAAATACTCCGCGTGATTGTAGGCCCCTCTGACGGCATTGGTCTCCACGTGGGCAAGTTGACGCTCGATCACGTCCCGGTTCCATCCGTTCTCGTTGGCAATGGTGGACAGCATGGATCGAAAACCGTGGGGCGTGATCTGATCCTTCGTGAAGCCCATCGCCCGCAGCGCCACGCGGACGCCGTTCTCACTCATGCAGCGCCCATCGTTGCGCGGACTTGGGAACAGGAAACGCCCTTTCCCCGTAATGGGGCGTAGCTCATCAAGAACAGCCTGCGCCTGTGTGCTCAATGGGACCAGGTGACGGCGCTTCATCTTCATCTTCCCCGCGGGGATGTCCCAGACGTCTCCTCGTATCTCAGACCATTCAGCGGACCTCACCTCCCCCGGCCGAGCGAAAGTATAAATGGAAAACAACACCGCGCAGCGCATGACCGTGTAAGGATACGCGGCCACGGCACGCATGAGGAGCGCGATCTCCTCCGGCTGGTCCATCGTGGCATAATGCTGGACGGTCTTTGGGCGAAGTGCCCCGCGTAGAGCAGAGGTGGGGTCGTTCTCCGCCCAGCCTGACGCGATTGCGAATCGGAACACCTGCCCAACGATGACGCGGACGCGCTTGGCCGTCTCCGCGTGTCCCCGGTCTTCCACGCTGCGGCAGAGTTCCAGGACCTTGGCCGAAGTGATATCTGCCAGCTTCATCGACCCAAGTGCTGGCAGAACGTACTTATTGAGCCGGAAGAGAATCGTCCGCTGGTAGGTCTCCGCCTTCCCTTCCATTCGTATCTTCATCCACTCTTTCACAGTGTCCCCGAACAGGACCGGGGACACTCCGACCGGGGACACCGGGGACACTCCCTTTGACCTGCCCATCTGTATCTCGTCCCGCATGATGCGGGCGTCCCGGAGGGTTATATCCGGGTATGCCCCCAGCCCCTTCATGTGCTCTTTTCCATCCTCCCAGTATCGAAGCACCCAATACTTTCCCCCGGACGGGATGACCCGAAGATAGAGCCCCCTGGAATCGGCCAGACGGTATGTCTTCTCTCGTGGCTTAGCATTCTTCACTTGAAGTTCCGTAAGCATTGTGGGCTCCCCCATTCTTTTGTATTGACCGGGGACAGATTGCAGATTTTTTTAATGTGTCCCCGGAACTGTCCCCGGTCTTATACTTTGCTTTAGTGGTTTTTAGTGGTTCTTAGTGGCCTATAGTATAACAAAAAACCCGCCTAAATGGCGGGTTTTTATTCTTACCGGTTCTTACCGGATTATCTTCTGGTGGACTGTGAGGGCTTCGAACTATCCCCATCACTCCATCACCCGCGTGGCTTTATTCTCTTTTCGCTGCACAGACTGTCCCCGGTTTTGTCCCCGGTGATTAACAACTCTTATGACCACATGTGCCCCTCCGAAATGGAGGGGAGTTTTTGTTTATAGCTCTTCCTCTTATCGTAAAAGAAGAGTTGAAGATATACTTGAAGATATATTATCAAGTTCTCTGTCTATCCCACTCAAATCGCTTTCAATCTTGCTAAGTTCACTGTCTATCCCACTTAAATCGCTTTCAATCCTGCCAAGCTCAATGTCTATATCAGATAATTCAGATAAATTTGAAAGTGGATAGTCTAAACTACTTAATACGTCAGAAAGTTCCTGAATGCTTTCATTGATTGAGATTATGCCAAACAACAGCACGGCGACCAAGACGAGGAACTTCCACTCATGAAGCACGGCACAGATTATCTTTTTCATTGTTTGCTCCTCCTTCTATAACTCCGCCCCATTGCCGGCTTTAACCATTTTGCCGACGTTGGCAAAATGTTCTGATGCCGTCTGCGACTGACTTTATCCCCACTCCCTATAACATTGAGGACAACGGCTGGATCTGGAGCTGGATTTTGCCAATCATCTTTCCCACGAAGCGAAGGTCCTCGCTGTCCTTCTGGGGAACGAATATTTCCGAGTAGTCTTTGTTCCACGGGATGAGCCGCACGCCGTCCTTTTCAAATGCCACACCACGGAGGATCGTCCGGTCACGGTACAAGCAGACGGCAAGATCGCCGTTCCGTATCTCTACGTCGGCAATCAATATCCTGTCCCCATCGTTGACCTTCGGCTCCATGCTGTCCCCCTCGACCGTGAGGATATGGTAGCCGCCATCCCTGAGCTGCCAGGAATACCCTATCAGGTCGGCCTCAAGGATCGGGTATTTTCCGACCTCCTCCCAGATGAGCCCCTCGTAGTCGTTCTCGGCCCCATCACCGCAGCAGACCTTGATGTTGCTGGTGACGACGGGGACCCAGATTACGTCAGATAAGGGCCGGACGTTAGACTCAGGAAGCTCCGCCGGCGTCGCCGCCGCGGATGCGCGGCCGGGGTTGTCCGTCTCGCCGGATAGGAGCTCGGCAGGTGTAACTTGAAGGCCCTTTGCCAGCTTTGCCAATGATGTCCCGCGCGGGCTGACTTCATCACGTTCCCAGCGCGCTATTGTATTGGAATGCACCCCCGTTCTGTGTGCTAATTCTTCCTGAGATATCCCTAACCCTTCCCTAAATCGTTTAATGTTCGGCCCTATCACGTCTAATCACCTGCCTTTACTAAACTATACATTCATGTATATCGTTAAGCAAGACAACATTTGAATACTTTCTCCCCCATATTTGTATAGCCTACCCCTTGACATCCTATCCAATACTGTATATAATGCTCTCGTAATCAAATTTGGATAGGCAGAAATGAGGTGATGGTATGAAGTTCTTAGGGGAGATTCGCCAGAAGCGGGGATTAACACAGGCCGCTTTAGCAGAAATGGTGGGGATTGGTGTTAATTCTATCGCTCGTTATGAACGTGGCGAGATAACCCCATCAATAACAATAGCTCATGCCATAGCAGACGCCCTCCACGTGACGGAGGCGGAGCTGCTGAACGGGCCGGTCGCCACGGAGTGGCGAGTCGAAGCGATTTTTAAGAGGGAGGAGGAATGGGAAATGAATGGAAACGTGGATATGAGCAAAGGCGCACCAAGCATGTTTCTTGCTCAGGTGGGAATGGAGAAGATTGCGCTGAACCTGGTCGGGTCCCCAAAGGATGAGGAAGAACTGGATGGGCTTTGGAGCCGTCTGAAGCCGCAGATCATGAAGATAGTCAGCCTTCGGGACAACCTGAACGATGGATTTACGCTGGCCACGGCGTAGGAGGGGACAGGATGTATAACGGCGTGCATTTCAGTAAAGAGGAAGAGATGGAGCTGAAGGAATGTCTGCTTAACTTCGTCAGGCAGGGATTAAAGACTCCTGGAAACGTATCTCCGGAAGAACTGCGCATCCTCCCGGAGATGACGCAATTACTTGTCGATACCTTTGCTTATGGGCTTTAGATATCGGCAAGTGCTGTCAGACTCAGTTTGTAAACCCGACGGTAGAGCGTGTCGAAGTACGCGGCAACGGCTTCCACATCGCCGGAGAGTTTGCCGCTCTGAATAGCGGCGATGACGATGTTGCCCGTGACTTCGAGACAGGTTTTGATCTGAGGCTCAGCCATAACGAACACCTCCTTTCGGGGAGAGTGTAACACAGGGGAGGAGCTGGAATGAAATATCAGTACATACAAGCCCCATGGATGGTGCGGAACGCAGGAAAAGAGCGCATTTACTTCTTTGGGGATGCTCCCACAAAAAGTGGTAAGCCTTGGAGAAGCTTTGTTATTGCTTGTGTCCAAGATTTTGATTTTGAACCAAACGGCTTAATCCCCCATGGATTGATGAAGGCTACCGCAGCCGTTATTGCTCTTTCGCCGGAGATGGTGGATCTGACTAAAAAGGTTTCTGAGGCGAATCCGAGGGATTGGCCGGAGCTTGTGCACCAAGCAAAAGCAATTTTGCAACACATCGACGATGCGGAAGATGCGTTGATTCAGCACTATCCAGATGTTTTAAGAGAAGAAGAGGAAGAGCGAGCCCGTGGTGAGAGGGAATAAAAGCATATCACGGAGAGTTTAGCACTGAACATTGACAACTAAATAGGAGGTACAGCATGAGGAAAGGAACGGTGCCGTCTGCTTATGGCGGCCTTGCAGCAGTACAAGCACATCTGCAAAAGGCAGACGTTACGGCGGCACAACGAGCGCTAAAAAAGCTCATTGAGGATTTATCAGCAGAGCGGACGGCAAATAACGAGGAGGTATACGTCTTGATGCGGAAATTTGTGAAGCGCGTGATGTCTCCTCGGGGCAAGAAGACGCCGGAGGAAGTGGCGATCCTCCCGGCGGTGGTGAAGTTGTTGTTGAAGAAGTAGGAGGGGCAGAAGCATGACCAATGACGAACAAGAACGACTCGTGATAGTCCCAAAGAGTGTTTTCGATAACCTGGGCGAAATTGGGAAGCAGCTTGAGAAGTTGGACCTGCACTTGCAGGCGCTGGTGGCTCTGCATTTCGCGTCGCTACTCGTTTTAGGGAAATGCGAGCGGCGGGAGTATGTGCCAAAGACAGAAGGGCAGAAGGAAGTCATCAGGATTTTGAAGGAGTTTGGGATATCCATCGAGCAGGAGGATTAAATCATGGTGGCGTATGAGGTCGAACTGGGGCCGCAGAGCCTGGCGGCGATCAAAAACCTGACCGAGGCGTTGAAGGGCTTTAAGGGTGCGACGGCTGAGACGGACGCTGGGCTCATGACGCGCAAAGAGGCGGCGAAGTTCCTGGGCATCTCCACCACGACGTTTTCGGAATGGGTACGGGCAGGGGAATTGCCCGTTGCAATCGAGCTGAGCGAGAGGAACCAGCGGTGGAGGAAGTCAGACCTCCTGGCTTTTGCGGAGAGACGGAGGAGCGCGGCATGAGACTAAGGGAAAGGTTGGTCAGGGTTTTGCGGCGGCTGTTCCACCGGCCTAAGAAGCGCTGGTATGAGATCGACATGCAGGCCTTCGTCCAGGCGGAGAACGCTCGGCGGTGGCAGGAGGCCCAGCCATGACGGAGATCCTCGACGCGGTGTGGAATGGCTTTCTTATCGGTTTCAAGTACGTTGGGATCGCTGGCGGGTTTATCGTCGGGGCTTACGCGGCGTTTTTATTGGCAGACCTGACGGTGAGAGCCTTAGAAAGAATCACAGAACAGAGATAATGCCAATCCTGCGAGTCTTTCCAAGGAAAACGACGGCAACGCCAGAAGACGAATATGTCGCCATTGGGCGCCCCGGTCTGTTTGTTCCGGAAGATATCACAGAGATACACATTTCCGTCGTCTTTACATGGGATTTACCGGAGGCGGAGATTCTGGCGAAAGAGTGGAGCCGTTACGGTCCGGTGAAGATCGGCGGCCCAGCGACAGGGATGCGCGGAGAGGAATTTGTGCCGGGTCGGTATATGAAACAGGGATACGTCATAACCTCTCGCGGCTGTCCGAATCACTGTTGGTTCTGCTCTGTTCCGAAGCGGGAGGGAGCATTGCGAGAGCTCCCAATTCAGGATGGCTGGATCATCCAAGACGACAACCTTCTGGCCTGTTCTGAAGAACACATCCGGGCGGTGTTCGACATGCTGAAGCGCCAGAAACACAGGCCGGAGTTCACAGGCGGGATCGAAGCAAGGCTGTTACGGCCCTGGCACATTGATCTATTTTGTGAGGTACGGCCAAAACAGATATTTTTCGCATACGACACGCCGGACGATTTACCCCCGCTGGAGGAGGCAGCGCGGTTATTCCGCGAGGCTGAGTATGGCAATAGGCACATTCTACGCTGTTACACCCTAATTGGCTGGCCGCAAGACACCTTCGAGGCGGCGGCGGAACGTCTGGAGACGGTGAAACGATTGGGGTTTTGCCCTTACGCCATGCTTTACCGTGACCAGAAGGGGGAGACAAAGGCGGACTGGAGGAAGTTTCAAAGAAGTTGGGCAAGACCAGGCGCAATTTACGCAAAAGAATGGCACACACCATATATAAAGGAGGAGTTGTCATGATGCAGTGGTTTATTCGTTTCCTGTTCGGTGTTCCGAAGATGCCGTTGAACGAGAAGCTGCGGCAGATCATCAGCATGGACAGGGGGTCGTTCTGATGGACTTTAGCTGGTACGGCTACTGGGCGCGAAATTACGAGAACCCGCCGGAGGATATGTGGGGAGATTATGAGGATGAGGAGGAGGAGCCCGAAGATGCGTGAAGTGCTACGGGCCATGCCAAAGACGGAGCCCTGCCGGGTCTGCGGGCGGAACATTCCAAAGAGTCATCAGTGCTACGCGCTCTTTGATGCTGAGAGCGAAAAGGACTTCCTGCACATCTGGTTTGCTCCCCCGGGTTGTGCGAAGAAGGCGGGCTGGTTAAAGCATCGTAACTCGCCAATTAGTGACGCCAGAGTTATTAGGTTCTGGGCGGACGTAATGACGCTGAAGGCCAAGAACGGAAACCTTGAGTTTGTGAGATAGGGGGGGATGAAGATGGCTGACTTTACGCCGGGGCCGTGGGGATATACAGGTCGATCGAAAACAGGGCACTTAGATAGCATATACATATATTCTAAAAACCCTGAATGCAAAAGAATTGCTTGTATCGGAGAAGTATATTTTGATGACGCTGAGCCGCAAAGTCTTGATTTTAATGCCCGCCTGATCGCCGCCGCGCCGGAGATATACGAGCTGTTAAAAAAGGCAGCCCCGTATGTTTCCATTTGCGATGATGAAATGGAAGGGCATGGGAATGCTGGGGAAGTGTTTAGTGAAATTAAAAACCTTCTCCGTCGCATCGAGGGAGAGGAGGAAGCACAATGAGCATAACGCCGGGGCCGTGGGAAATGGGGCCCGATGAATTTGGAAACTTGATGATATATCGTGAAGAGAACGGCCAGGAGATCGCGACGATATATCCAGATGGTTATGAGAATGAGGAAATGAGGATTGGAGATGAAGATTGGGAAGATCGCATGGACGCCGACGCCCGCCTAATTGTCGCAGCGCCGGAGATGGTGGACCTTCTGGATGACGCACTCCTTGAATTGAGCCTTGCCAGCGGGATTTTGGAGCCTAATAACGGGCACATAGAAGCGCTGATTGAAAGGATTAATAAACTTTTTCAACGGCTAAAAGGAGAGGATGACCATGCATGAACTACGGCTTAGACGACTCTTGGAACTGCTGGGGAAGGTCGAAGAAGCTATCTACGTGGCGCTGGATTACCCGAAGGAGAAGACAGAATGAAGTACGCATTAGATGATGTGTTCCGAGAAGTGCTGACGCTTTTGTGTTTTGACTGTATTCATTTTGATGAAGAAGACCCATGTGACTGGTGTTTGAATAAGGACAAAATCGAGAATTTATTGAAAAAGGTAGAGGCAGATATCGATGATGAATTGAGGGTGAAGAAATGAGCGCTCTCACAATGGCCTTCATCCCCGGCACGCGATACCAATTCGCTTGCAAGATGAAGAGCCCGTATCTATTCGGGAAGAAGATCGAGCCGTCAAAGTTCGCAGACAGCGCCACGCGGACGCTGAAGTATCTGCGGGACGAGTACGGTGCCCATTGTTGGGACTACCGTGTCATCCACCACATCTTTCAAACGGAGGGAGGGGCGCTCGAGTGCTTTACGGACTGGCAAATTGCCGATTACGTCATCACAAAAAGGAGTTGATTGGATGAGGTCTTCTGACATTGCAGTTTGCCCATGTTGTAAATCGCTTTTGTTCATCCCAGAGTTAATCCGGGTAAGCGATCTCTCTTATAAGGAATACCAATTAATAGTGATGAGCGGGAATACGAAAGGCCCCGTTGCAGCGGGACCCTTCGATGCGGAAACGCAAAAAAACCCAAAAGATGATAAGGAGATTATAACATGGCAATCAATTTGAAGAGCACAAGCAACGTGGCAAGCGGAGGAGTGAAGGTGCTGGTGTACGGCCAGGCGGGAGCGGGCAAAACGACGCTCATCAAGACCCTGCCGGACCCCATCATCCTCTCGGCGGAGGGGGGCCTGCTGAGCCTCCAGGGGTGCGACATCCCCTACGTCGAGATCGGGAGCCTGGACGCGCTGGGCGAGGCCTATGAATGGCTGGCCAAGAGCGAGGAGGCACAGAAGTTCCGCTCCGTGGCTCTGGACAGCATCAGCGAGATCGCCGAGGTGGTGCTGAGCGAGGAGAAGAAGGGGACGAAGGACGGGCGCGCGGCCTACGGGAGCATGAACGACCGCATGGCGCAGGTCATCCGGGCCTTCCGGGACCTGCCAGGGCGCCACGTGTACTTCAGCGCCAAGGCGGAGAAGGTGCAGACGGAGGAAGGAGCCCTGCTCTATATGCCCTCCATGCCGGGCTCACGGCTGGCCCAGGGGCTGCCCTACTACTTCGACGAGGTGCTGGCGCTGAGGCTGGCGGCGAACGAGGAGGGGACCATCCAGAGGGGGCTCCAGTGTCAGAGTGACCTGAGCTGGCTGGCGAAGGACAGGAGCGGAAGACTGGATCCGTGGGAGCCCGCAAACCTGGGGCTGATTATCACGAAGATCGACATGAAAATCGGAGCAAAGATCGAGGAGGAATGAGCAATGGGGATCAATGAGCTGGTGGGGCAGCTCTACGAGGCGAAACTGGCGGAGCAGGCGGCGAAAGAGTACCGCCTTGGGCTGGAGGCGCAGCTGGCAGAGAAGCTGGGAGTGCCGGAGGACTGGGAGGGCACGCAGACCCGGGGCGTGGGGCTGTTCCGTGTGAAGCTCAGCCGGAAGATGAACGTCAAGATCGACACCAACCGCCTTCGAGAGCAGGCGCGGGTGAACAATATCCTGCCCATGGTGGACCTGTTATTCCGGTGGAAGCCGGAGCTTAACAAGGAGAAGTGGAACATGGCGGACGAGAAGGTCAAGCTGGCGTTTGCCCCCGCAATCGAGGTCACGCCAGGCAAGGCAAGTTTTTCTATTGAAAGGATGGAGGGTTAATCATGGCAGTGTTGAGCGCAGATGTTTTGAATGGTATCAGGTCAGCGGAAGTTCAGGACTATTCCCCTATCCCCGAGGGGGACTACACCGTGAAGGTGAACAACACGGAGCTGAAGGGCACAAAATCAGGGAAAGGCCAGTATATCAAGGTGGAGTTCACCGTGCTGGGCCCCAAACATCAGGGGCGCAAGCTGTTCGAGAACTTCAACATCATCAACGACAACCCGGAGACGGCGCGGATCGCCAAACAGCAGATCAAAAACCTGATGCTGGCCAGCGGATGGAGCCCCGAACAGGTCAACCAATTCAGCGACACGGACCAGCTTTTGGGCCTGACCTGCTGCGCCAGGGTGTCGGTGCGGGACGACGGCGGGGAGTATGGACCGCAGAACCGCATCAAGCGATTCTCCAAGATGGAGATACCCCAGGCAGGCGGCGGCAGTTTCAGCGCAGTTTTCGCCACGCCCCAGGCGGCCCCGGCTGCTGAAGTCCCCTTCAGTTTTAAATAGCCATGACTCCTATTCCCCGGCCAAAAGACGAAGTCGTCGCCAGGATTGACGCCTGTTGGGAGAAGAAGGAGGAGTGCCCCCGTCCGCATCTGGGGGCCTCCCTCCTGGGGCATCCCTGTGAGCGGTGGCTGTGGCTGTCCTTCCGCTGGGCCGTCCGCGAGCATTTCTCCGGGCGGATGCTGCGGCTGTTCGACCGGGGGCAGCGGGAGGAAGCCGTCATTGTGGAGAACCTGCGCCGCATTGGGATAGACATCCATCACACCAGCGCGGACGATGGTGGACAGCTTTTTGTGGAGCTGGCCCCCCACGTGGGCGGATCGCTGGATGGCATTATCGAGAGTGGCGTGCCCGGAGCAGAGAAGACGCGGCACGTGGCGGAGTTCAAGACCCACAACCTCAAGAGCTTCACGGAGCTGAAGCAGAAGGGTGTGTACGAGGCGAAGCGGCGGCACTGGTGCCAGATGCAGTGTTATATGCACGGGACGAAGATCAAACGGGCGCTGTACGTCGCCGTCTGCAAGGACAATGATGAGCTTTACACCGAGCGGGTGGAGTACAACCCGGAGATGGCGAAGTACATCATCGACCGCGGGGCGCGGATCGCCCTGACGGAGAGGATCCCCGCGCCGCTGAGTACGGACCCGTCCTGGTGGCAATGCAAGATGTGTCCGGCGTGGAAGTTTTGCCACGAGACGCACTGCATCGAGGCGGACTGCGTCAACTGCCGGACCTGCGCTCACGTGACGCCGAAGCCGGACGGGACGTGGCAGTGTGAGAACATCCCGCTGTTCGGGATGGACGCCGGAGAACAGCTTGAGGGCTGTACCCGCCACGTCCTGCACCCGGACCTGGTCCCATGGCGTCTGCTGGGGGATGATGAGGACAGGGACGGCCTCTATGAGATCGACGGGAAGACCGTCGTCAATGGCTGTGGCGGCATCATGTCCGTCAACCTGCTGAACGGAGAGCGGGAGCCGCGGGAGGATTCGGGGGTGCCGTTTTGATCGCCAATCTGAGGGACTATCAAAGGAAGAGCATCGAGGACACCTACCAATGGCTGGCGCTCAACCCCGGCAACCCCTGCATCGTGGCCCCCACGGGCAGCGGCAAAAGCTGGATCATCGCGGGGCTGTGCGAGGATATCCTGTCCCGCTGGCCAAAGAGCCGCATCCTCATCCTGTCCCACGTGAAGGAGCTGTTGGTGCAAGACGCGGAGAAGTTACTCATTGCGTGGCCGGAGGCCCCGATCGGCATCTACAGCGCGGGGCTGGGACAGAAGAACGTGAACACCGTCACGGTGGCGGGCATCCAATCCATCTGGCGCCAGGCGGAAGCCGCGGGACGGGTGGACCTGGTGATCGTGGACGAGGCACACTCGATAAACAACGAGAGCCAGGGACGATACAGGAAATTCATTGAGGACCTCAGGGGGATCAACCCCAACCTCCGTGTCATCGGACTGACGGCCACGCCGTACCGGCTGGGGCAGGGCATGGTGACGGAGGGGAAGGACGCGCTGTTTGACGGCCTGATCGAGTCTATCTCCATTGAGGAACTTGTGAGCCGGGGATATCTGGCCAGGCTCCGCTCCAAGTTCACGGCCATGAGGATAGACACGGAGGGCGTCAGGGTACAGGGCGGAGATTTCCTTAGAGGCGAGCTGGAGAAGCACGTCAACACGGAGGAGAACAACGCGCAGATCGTGGAAGAGACGCTGCGCCGGGCGGAGGGGCGCCGGGCATGGCTGGTGTTCTGCACCGGAGTGGACCACGCGGAGGCCATGAGGAGCGAGCTCCTCCGCCAGGGTGTCAGCGCGGGGATGGTGACGGGCGCAACGCCCAGGGAAGAGCGGGACCAACTTCTGGCAGACTTCAAGGCGGGACGTTTGCGGGCACTGACTAATGTGAACGTTCTGACCACGGGATTTGACTACCCGGATATCGACGTATTGGTGATGGCGCGGCCCACGCTCTCGCCGGGACTGTATATGCAGATGGCGGGGCGCGGGATGCGGGTGAAGAGCGGGGAGTATCAGGACTGCCTGGTGCTGGACTTCGCCGGGAACATTTCCCGGCATGGGCCGGTGACGGCGGTGGAGCCCCCCAGGAGGCAGGGACAAAGGAAGGGGAAGCCAGTGGTGAAGGAGTGCCCACAGTGCAGCGAGGCCGTGGCAGCGGGGACGCGGGTGTGCCCGTGCTGCGGATTTGTGTTCCCGGAACCGGAGAAACAGACGCTGGCACTGCACGAGGACCAGGACATCATGGGCGAGCCCACGCGCATGGCGGTGAGGGAGTGGAAGTGGCTTGTGGTGAAGAGCCGGAAAAACGGGACGCCGATGATCCGGGTGGACTTCTACGGGACGAGCCTGCTGTCTCCCACGGTGCCGCTCTTCCTGTGTCTGCTGCATGGAGGGTATGCCGCACAGAAGGCGGCGTTTACCCTGAGGAAGCTGACGGGCTGGGGCCTGTCCAACTTCCTGAACGAGGGCGAAGAGAATGTGGACGAGGAGACGCTGAAGCGCGTGACCTCTGTCATGAATGACCTGAATACCCCTCCGGCGTGGATCGAGTATTGCCAGAGGGGGAAGTACAAAGAGATAACCCAGTGGGGATGGGAGGAGGTCGAAAAGAATGAAGCTGCCGTCTGATTGGAGCCTGGAGGCCCCCGCGTCGTGTCCTCGTTCGATTGAGGAGCAGGCGCAGGAGGCCATTCTGGAGAAGACGGGGGCCGCCGTGGAGTCGATATGCTTCGACGGGGCTATACACCGTTTCAGAGTGGACGGGGACCATGGCACAGAGAAAAGCGGCTGGTATGTCCTTTTCGACGACCATCTGCCCGCCGGGGCGTTTGGGAACTGGAAGCAGGGCGACCGAGGGTATAAGTGGCACGCCAACGGGATCGACGTGCAGGCCAACAAGACCGAGCTGGAGAAGATATGGCGGCAGATCTTCAAGCAGCGGGACGAGGAACTCCGGCAGCGGCGCAAGCTCGCCGGGGAGACCTGCCGCCAGATATGGGACGCTGCGCCGGAGGCGGACGAAACTCATCCCTACCTCCAGCGCAAGCAGGTCAGGAACCACGGCCTGAGGCAGACGGGGGACGGGCGGCTCATTATGCCCATTTACGTGGGGCAGGAACTGACCTCTCTTCAATATATCGACGGCGAGGGCGGGAAGATGTTCCACAGCGGCGGCGAGGTGGCGGGCGGTTACTTCCGCATTCCCGCGGGGGACAATCCAGCCTCCGCCACGCGGTACATCGCTGAGGGCTACGCCACGGGGGCCAGCATCCACGAGGCCACGGGCTGCGAGGTGTGGGTGGCGCTCAATGCGGGGAACCTCAAAAAGGTGGGGGAGTTCGTCAGGAAGGCCCTGCCGGAGGCGGCCCTGTGCTTTGTGGGCGACAACGACAAGAGCGGAGTGGGACAGAGAAAGGCCACCGAAGCGGCAGAGGCCGTGAGCGGTAAGGCCATCATTCCGCCGGAGCTGGGGGACGCCAACGACTATGCCGTCCGGGGTGGAGACCTGCGGGGGCTACTGCTGCCGGAGAAGCGGCGGTGGATCACGCCCTTCTCCCGATTCCGGGAGCAGCCTCAGCCTATCCGCTGGCTGGTGAAGAACTGGATCCAGGCGGAGGGGCTGCACATGATGTTTGGCCCCAGCGGCGTGGGGAAATCCTTTGTGGCGCTGGACATCGCGTGCTCCATTGCGTCGGAGGCCGTGAAGACGTGGAACGGCAGGACGCTGAAGCATGGGCCGGTGGTGTATCTGGCGGGCGAGGGATACCTGGGACTGAAGCAGCGCATCGTGGGCTGGGCGGCGAAGAAGCGCCTGGAGGAGCTGGACATCTGCCTCTCCGAGGAGGCGCGGGACCTGAACACACCGGACGGTCTGCGCGACACGGTCCAGGAGATCCGAGAGCTGGACCTTCGCCCTGTGTTCATCGTGGTGGATACGCTGCACCGCTTCATGGCGGGGGACGAGAACAAGGCCGTGGACGTGAAGACCATGCTGGATGCCTGCGCGACCCTGGCGCGGGAGTTTGGCTGCGCCGTGCTGCTGGTGCATCACACTGGCGTGGCCCAGGATGCCCAGGACCGGGCCCGGGGAAGTTCCGCGTGGCGCGGCGCCATGGACATCGAGCTCATGGTGCGGGGCGACGGCATGGAACACATCATGCTGAGCCAAACCAAGAACAAGGACGCTGAGCGGCAGCCGGTGATGGGCTTCGAGATGGTGAGCGTCGATGTCCCCGGCTGGTTTGACGAGGACGGGGCCCAAGTGGTCACGAAGGTGCTGGTGGCGGACGAGGGCATGACAGAAGAGCCGGAGAAGCCACTGACTCCCAACCAGAACACGGCGCTGATGGCCTACATCGAGGCCGCGGAGAAGTGCGGCGTCGTGAAGGACGGGACGTTCTGCGGAGTCTCCAAAGAGGACTGGCGGGAGATGTTCTACTCGAAGAAGTCTGATGGGAATTTTGAAACAAAGAGAAAGGCATTCCAGAGAGGGCAACAGGACCTTGTGACCCTGGGATGGGTGGAGGCTCAGAACGATCTCTATGTTCCCGTGGGCCTGTGGGCAGCCTGGGAGAAAAAACACCTTGCTCAAGTAAAGCGACCGGGACATGAGGGGAATGTCCCGGGACATGCGGGACATTCCGGGACATTTTAGCGAATGTCCCGCTCCGGGACACGCCGGGACAAAACATGGCACGCGAGCTTTTCCCCGCTGGATATAGTCAAGAAGTGGGTTTGTTCTCCAAGCGGGACATGCGGGACATAGGCGGGACAAAAGATGAATGTCCCGTTTGGCCACAAACCGGGGGGACCGGGACAAACGGGACACACACCCTATAGGGTGTGTCCCGATGTCCCGCCCCGGAGTGGGGATTTTTGAAAATGAGTTCAAATTTATAAAGGAGGAGTGAACTTGAGGAAAATCCTATCGGCAAACCTGAATAGTCTTCCGCCGACGGTGAATCACCTGTACCGTACGTCGCGCACAGGGACACGCTACAAGACGCGGGAGGGGCGCGACTGGCAGGAGATCACGGCGGCTGTCTTCCATGCGCTGTACGGCGGGGCGGCCCCCTACGATGGGGACGTGATGCTGGATATCTGCTTCCTGGTGGCGGACAAGCGGCGCTGGGACATTGACAACCGCGTAAAGGCGCTGATCGACGCACTGGTGATGGGCGGCGTGCTGAAGGACGACCGGCAGGTGCAGAGCCTCCATGTGCAACGGGAGCACGTGCCGGAGACGACGCAGACGCTTGTCCTGGTGAAGGAGTGGATTCGATGACCGAGCGCGAATACTCGTTCCGTTTCGCGGAGCGCTGCTTGTACGAGTACCAGGAGAACGTGGCGAGGTTGGCGACGCTGAGACAGAAGCTGGCCGCGCTGGACGCCTCCACCTCCGCCCACGTCCAGAGCTTTGAGCCAGGCCACGCGGCAAGCCACGGAGATCCCGTGGCTATTCGCGTTTTGAAACGCGAGAGCCTGGAGGAGGAGATATCCCGTCTGTCCCGGAGGACGGAGCCCATCACGCGGCTGATGGCAGACCTTGAGGCCCCCTATGTGCTGGAGGGGTCGCCGAAGTACGAGATGGCAAAGGTGGCGCGGCTGTATTACTTCGGGAAGAGCGGCAAGGGACAGACGGCAGACAAGATGAGCGTGAGCAGGAGTTCTCTTTACCGGCGGAGAAAGGAACTGATCCGCATGACGATTTTTTATCTTGGCCTTTAGTGTGGCACAAATCTGACACAAATCTGACACAAAATTTGGCTTTCACCGTGATATACTCTTAGCATCTAAATATCGGCGGAAGCGGTGCAACTTTCGTAGGGGACGACCTCAAATGCAGGGGCCGTCCTTTTTTATGCCCGCTGGGAGGTGATGTCGTGGCGGGGTTGACAGAAAAGCAAAAGCGATTTGTGGACGAATACCTTGTGGACCTGAACGCCACGGCGGCAGCCAGGAGGGCGGGCTACAAGGACCCCAATAAAGGGCGGCAGGTAACGAAAAGTTACGCTGTGGCAGCCGCTATCCAAGAGGGAATGAAGAACCGCGAGAAGCGGACTAACCTGACGCAGGACTACGTAATCAACAACCTGGTGGAGATCGTGGAGCGGTGTATGCAGCGGGCCCCGGTTTGCAACATGAAGGGCGAACAGGTGCTTGACGAGGAGGGTAATGCTCTCTGGACATTCAACGACAGGGGGGCAAATAAGGCCCTTGAGCTGTTGGGCAAACACCTGGGGCTGTTCCGCGACAAGGTGGAGATGGACGTGGCGCTGTCCCCGGCCTCCATCCTGGAGACGATACGGCAGAGGCGGACATGACGGCGATCGAGGAGCTGGGGCAACGGGTGATGGAGTGGAGGAATGACGCCGCTCTTTTTGTTCACGACCAGTTCAACGTTACGCCGACGAAGCAGCAGAGGGAGCTTTTAACTGCCGCGTCAAAATCGGGGGCGCACGTGGCGGTGAAGAGCGGTCACGGCACGGGGAAAAGCACTGTATTGGCGTGGCTGTGCCTGTGGGGCCTGTGCTGTTTTGATGACGTGAAGATTCCCTGCACGGCGCCGACAGGGCATCAGCTCAACGACGTTCTTTGGGCAGAGATAGAGAAATGGCGGGCGCAGATGCTGGAGCCATGGCGCAGCGCCGTCACGGTTACGGCGGACGCGGTGAAGGTCGAGGGGCTGGGGAACTTCGCGGCAGCGCGAACAGGCCGGAAGGAAAACCCGGAGGCGCTTCAGGGCTTCCACGCTGATAACCTGATCTTCCTCGTGGACGAGGCCAGCGGCATCCCTGACCAGGTGTTCGAGGTGGCGCGGGGCGCGTTGTCCACGCCGGGAGCGCGAGTCATCATGGCGGCCAACCCGACACGAACGACAGGCTATTTCTACCAGGCATTCCACCGAAACCGCGAGGCATGGGAGCGGCTGACGTTCTCGTGCATGGACTCGCCGTTGGTGACTCAGGAGTACGTTGAGGAGATGCGGAAGGAGTACGGCGAGGACGGCGACATCTTCCGCGTGCGCGTGCTGGGGGAGTTCCCCAAGGGCGGGGACCTCCAGTTCATCCCGGCGTCGCTGGTGGAGGAGGCTCAGGCACGTTTCTGGCGAGAGACGGAGTGGAACTTTGCCCCGGTGTTGCTGGGCGTCGATGTGGCGGCGTTCGGTGGGGACCGGTGTGTAATCTTCCTGCGGCAGGGGCTTTACAGTCGCATTCTCTGGACAGGGCGCGAGGTGGAGACGGCGACTCTGGCCGGACTTATTGCCCGGTTTGAGGATGAGTACCACGCGGACGCTGTATTTGTGGACGCGACAGGCGTGGGCTTCGGCGTGGCGTCGAACCTCCGGCAGATGGGGCGTAGGCCGTTCGCCGTGGAGCTTGGCGGTGCGTCGGCGCACGAGCAATACCTGAACAAGCGGGCCGAGTGCTGGGGGCTGATGAGAGACTGGCTCCAGCAGGGCGGATGGATCCCGAAGGACGAAGACCTCCGGGATGACCTGTGCGGGCCGGAGTACGGCTACACGACGACGGGGAAGATACAGCTTGAGCGGAAAGATAAGATGCGGGCGCGAGGGCTGGCGTCTCCCGACCTGGCGGACGCGCTGGCGCTGACATTCGCCGCGCCGGTGAGGCCGCGGGAGGCACGGGATGTAAAACCGGCTCCCATCACAGACGACGTATTATTCCAGTGGGGAAAGGAACGATAAACGATGTGTATTGGAGGAGGAAAAACGCCGGAGGTGCAGACCTTCGCGCCGACGCCGACGTATGAAGAGGCAAAGACGGACGAGGGCACGGCGGCCCGGCGGGACGAGCGCAAACGCCTGAAACAAGCAATGAACACCCGCACGACGATGCTGGGCGGCGGGATCGACAGCAACGGGCGGAAGACGCTGCTGGGAGTGTAGCCCATGCGGGACAACGAGACGAGGCGGAACAAGGACGGGCCGGATGGCACTTCCCAGCGTGGGCCGGACCTGAAGAAGCTCACCCGGCAGCTCCGGGACATGGAGAGTATTCGTTCGCGTTACCTGCCGGTGTGGCAGGAGATAGCGAAGTACATCATCCCGGGGCGCGGCGTGTTCACAAAGGACGAGCCCAACCAGGGCGAGCGGAAGGACAAGGAGCTTCTGGACCCGACGCCGCTCCAGGCGCTGCACGTTCTGAGCGCGGGCCTGCAAGGCGGGCTCACCAGCCCGTCGAGGCCGTGGTTCCGGCTGGGCGTGGCGGACGGGGAGCTGGCCGACCTCTACCCGGTGCGGCTGTGGCTGAACGAGGTGGAGCGGCGGATGTTCCACGTGCTGAGCCAGTCGAACGTCTATAACGAACTGCACGCCCTTTACATGGAGGTGGGGGCGTTTGGCGTGGGGGCCATGCTTGTGGAGGAGGACGAGGAGAACGTCGTCCGGGCGCATACCTTCACGGCGGGCGAGTTCTGCCTGAGTTATGGCATGAACGGGATGCCCAACCGGTTCGGGCGGGAGTTCTGGATGTCCGCTCAGCAGATGGCGGAGGAGTTTGGCGAGGACGCCATGAGCGACGGGGCGAAAAACGCCCTGAAGTCCGGGCGAATGGACCAGTGGTTCCGCGTCTGCCAGATGATCTATCCCGACGAGGACGCGCAGGGCGGGGAGTTCCCCATCCTGTCCGTGTACTGGGAGGAGGGCCGGGCGTCGGACGCGCAGGACCTTGAGCCGCTGGGGGTGAGACGGTATGCTTCCATGCCGGTGCTGGCTCCCCGGTGGGAGGTCGTGGGCAGCGATTACTACGGAATCGGCCCGGGGAATTACGCGCTGGGGGAAAGCAAGACCCTCCAGGAGATTCGGCGGGACGCGCTGCTGGCGAGGAAGTACATGATTAACCCGCCGGTGGTGGGGCCGAACAGGTTACGCGAAGCAAACCCCAATTTGTACCCAGGCGGCATCACGCTGGTGGACGACATCGCCAACCCTAACCAGTATTTCAGACCCATCTTTCAAGTTCGGCCGGACGAGCAGGGGCAGATCATCGCCATGCAGGACAGCCGCAATAACATCAACGCGACGTTCTTTGCGGACCTGTTCCTGGCGATCCTAAGAAACCCAGACCACAACATGACGGCCACGCAGGTGAATGCCATCGAGAACGAGCAGATGACGCAGATCGGCCCGGTTTACGAGCGGCTGGATCACGAGCTGCTGGACCCGTTTGTGGGGCGTGTGTTTGGGATTATGGACCGGTTTGGGCTGATTCCCATGCCGCCGGAGGAGCTGAGCGGCGCGGAGCTGAAGGTGGATTACATCTCCATGCTGGCCCAGGCGCAGCAGATGGTGGGGCTGAGCGGAATAGACCGGCTGACGGAGTACGTCGGCGCGGTGGCGAAGTTCCAGCCGGAGGCGCTGGACGTGTTTGACGCGGACAGCACCATCGACGAGTACGCGCGAATGCTGGGCACGCCGGCGGCGATCATCCGCAGCGACGAGGCCATCGCCCAGATACGCCATCAGAGGGCAGAACAGCAGGCGCAGATGCAGCAGGCGGAACAGGCCCAGCAGATGGCGAGCGCCGCCAATCAGGGGGCCGGTGCCCTGCGTCAGGCTGGTGACGCCGCGATGGACGGCGGGCTGGACGCGCTGGCCGGGATGATGGGCGCTGAAGGAGCTGAGATGGTATGACGAGCAACGAGTTGAAAGAGCGTGACAGGAACGACATTGCGGCGATCTTCTCCACGAGGGAAGGCCGCCGTTTCTTTGCAAAGCTGTTGTATGAATGCTGCTGCATTTATGACCTCATGGATGTAGAGACACCGCCTCATGCGGCGGCCTTTCTGAATGGCGGCCGGAACGTGGGGATAGCGGTGTTGAGCTGGCTCCAGGACGCAGACGAAAACGCAGTTGTGAAGCTGTTTGAGGCGGAAAAAGAGAGGAAGGTTGACGCATGGGAGAAGACGGAGTGACGCAGGACCTGGGCGGAGCGATGGAGCCCGCGCAGGACGGCGGCATCACCACACACCTTGAAGGCCAGGGTGTGCGGGAGACGATGATGGGCGGCGACGGCGGCGCGGAAATGCGGAGCAACGCAAATGAAGCGCAAACGGATACGCAGCAGAACGCAGCGCAGCCGGGGGCTCCTGAGAATTACGAGCCCTTCACGCTGCCGGAGGGCGTGGACGTCAACAGCGAGCCGGTGAAGGCCGCGCTGGACGAGGCCGGAGGAGTGTTCCGTGAGCTGGGCCTGACACAGGAACAGGGGCAGAAGCTCATCGACCTGCACATGAAGCACTGGATGGGCGGTGCGGTGGAGGCCGAGGAGATGTTCCAGCGGCAGGTGGACCAGCAGGTACGGACCTGGGAAGAGGAGCTTCAGCGCGACGCCGAGATCGGCGGGACGCGGCTCCGGGAGAACCTGATGTACGCCAAGCGGGCCGTGGCCGCGCTGGGCGGCCGCGAGCTTGCGGAGGAGCTGAACAAGACCGGCATGGGAAGCAACCCAGCGCTGGTAAAGGCCTTCGTGAAAATGGGGCGGCAGTATTTCCGAGAGGATCACTTTGTGCAGGGCGGTGGCGCCAAGCCGGTGGACAATTCGCCGGCGGGAATGGCGCATCGTATCTATCCAAACATGAAATAAGGAGGAGTAAATATGGCGAATTTGGGAAGCGTGATGACGCTTAGGGAGTTGGCTTTGTCTCACGGGCTGACGGACAACGCGATCGTGGAGATTCTGAACAAGTCCACGCCGCTTATCGAGGATATGGCCTTCCAGAACGGCAACCAGACGGACGGGCACATGTTCCGGGTGCGTGCCGGTCTGCCTGGTGTTTCGTTCCGTGCTATCAACGAGGGCGTGAAGCCCACGCGGAGCAGCACGAAGGTCGTCCGCGAGACGTGCGCCATGATGGAGGCTGTCTCCGAGATCGACAAGAAGCTGGTGGACATGGCGGACGACCAGGCGTTGTTCCGGCTGAAGGAGAGCGCGGCGTTCATCGAGGCCATGGGGCAGCGGTTTGCCCGCGAGGTTTGGTATGGGGACACGGGGTTTGAGCCCAAGGGCATCATGGGGCTGGCCAAGCGTTACAGCGACCTGACGGGCCCGGCGAAGGATTACATCCTGGACTGCGGCGGGACGGGCAACGACAACACCTCTATCTGGCTCATCGTTCACAGCACGGAGAGTTTCTTCGGTATCGTGCCCAAGAACGGGAAGGTCGGCCTTCAGCACTTCGACAGCGGCGTGATCGACCTGAACGAGTACGATTCCAATGGCATGGCGCTGGGGACCTACCAGGGGTATCGTGACCGCTTCCAGTGGGATGTGGGCATCTGCCTGAAGGATTACCGCCAGGTGGTGCGTGCGTGCAACATCGACGTGACGCAGCTCTACGGCAGCAGCACGAGCTCGAACGCGGCGGCGGACCTGCTCCTGACAGTCAACCGCATGACGAACCGCGTTTACAACCTGAACGCTGGCCGTCCTGTGTTCTACATGAGCCGGACGCTGAAGGACTTCTGGGAGAGGCAGCTCCTCACCAACCATTACATCGAGAAGACCATCGACCAGGCCACGGGGACAATCACCACGAGCTACAAGGGGATCCCCATCCACCTGGACGACATGATCCTGGACACGGAAGAGAGGGTGGCATAACCATGATTCTTGACAAGAACCTGATTTTTGTGAGCGAGGCGGACGGAGAGAAGACGGCGAGCCGGGCGATCTGCCTGGCACAGAACGACCTTCTGCCCCCGACGGATGGCATTGGCCCATACGAGGGACTGTGGCTGGTCGTGACGCCTACCGAGAACGTCGCGGGGCTTGCGGTGACGCTCCAGCACTGCGACACGAAGGATGGGACCTTTGCGGACCTTGTGGCCTATCCCGCGGCGGACGGCACGGCGGGTGTGAGGCTGCTGGCGACGCCGGTCCCCCACGTGTGCAAAAACTGGCTGAAGCTGAGCTTCAACAAGGGATTCACGGGGAATGCCATGCTGACAATCGGCGTTGACAAGTTTGAGTAGGGGGTGGGCTGATGTATACCGCGATCTGCAAGAGAAACTGCATTTGGAACGGCAGGTATTGGGAGGAGGGCGAGGCTTACAAGGGAAAGGCCGAGCCCCCTCACCATTTTGAGGTGACGGAGCGCCCGGAGCCGGGTAAGGCGGCGCCGAAGAAGGCGGAGCCGGAGGCCGGGAAATGACAGACCTGGAGGCGGCGAACCGCGCACTGGTGATGATCGGTGTGGAGCCCATCGGGAGCCTAAGCGATAGGAACAAGACCGCACGGGTGATAAGCGGGCTCCTGCCGATTACAAAGAAAGTTGTGCTGAACGAGTTCCCGTGGAACTACGCGCTGCGCATCGAGCCGCTGGTCCCGAAGTCAGGGGCAACAGTGAAGGGATATAGCCATGTCTTCCAGCGGCCGGCGGACGCGCTGAGCGTCCAGCGGGTGTATTCGGACAATGGATTCAGCGGCACAGGGGATTACCGCATTGTGGGTGACTCTATCGGTGCGAACATCGAAAGCGGCAGCGTGGAGTATGTGGCCTGGGTGGAGAACCTGGAGGACTGGCCCACGCACGTGCAGGAGTGCCTTGTCACGCGGCTGGCGAGCGATGCGGCCATCAGCCTGACAGGGAACGGCAACCTGATGCAGGCGCTTCTCAATAAGTACATGACGCTGGCGAGCCACGCAGCGGAGCTCTCCGTGACAGAGGAGAACATCGCCAACATGAGAAAGGCGGAGTACTCCCGCCCGAACTATGTGGAAGCCCGGCAGTAGGAGGAAGTCATGAAGCTGTACGACGCGAAGGTGAGCTTTGCCGGGGGCGAGCTGTCCCCCATGTTGTATGGCCGCGTGGACCTGGCGCAGTACCAGACCGGGGCAAGGACGCTCCAGAACTTCATCGTCCTGCCCCAGGGCGCGATCATCAACAGGCCGGGGACGAAGACCCTTGGCGGAAACTACAGCGGAAGGGCCCGGCTGGTCCCCTTCGTGTTCAGCGAGGAAGATAGCTGCGTACTGGCTTTTGTGGATGGAAACATTACGCAGTTCAGAGAGGACGGTTCGTCAATGTTGCTGCTTACCGGCACGCCCTACACCTCAGCCCGCCTGCCCAGGCTGCGGTGGCTCCAGAGTGGGGACGTGCTGTATCTGTTTCATCCCGACGTGCCGGTGCATACATTGAGCCGGACCGGTAGCGGGTGGATGCTGGAACAGGCGACGTTTAGGGACGGGCCCTTTGAGGATACAAACATCGACGACACGAAGAAGATGCGGGCTTACAGCTATTCCTCTGGTGGCGCGAGCGTCTATTGGGATTTCGACTTGACCGGCGTCATGGCGGCGGGGCTGCTGGTGCGGCTGGAGACGGAGGTGAAGGCATACTCCGAGGAGCTAAACCTTGAACCAGGCACCAGTGGTGAGTTTGGGGAATGGGTGACGGTCTCCAACGTCTTCGGTGCATACACCATCAAGACCAACGGGAAGTGGCATGGGACCATCGAGGTGCAGCGGCTACGCTCCGGTGAGGACCCGGAGACCGGATGGGAGACATTCAAAACCTGGACGTCTCAAAATGGCGCGGAGGAGAACTTTAGCATCAGCGGGGACGTGGAGGAGTACGCGGACCAGTTTCGACTCCGGCTGAAACTGACAACACAAGTCGTGTCCGTGTCCTTCAGCTTTGAGGGCGGGGCCATCAATCGCATCTTTAAGATGACGAGCATCTACAGTAGCTCAAGTACGGGCGGCTACGGCAGCGCAACAAACGTGGACGGTCAATGGGGCAACGTTCCGGAGACGGACGCCTGGGCGCTGGGGGCGTTCAATGCTGCCTGGGGCTACCCGTCCGTGGGCATCTTCCATCAGGAACGGCTTGTCCTTGCCAGTACAAAACACAGCCCCCAGACCCTCTGGATGAGTCAGCCCGCGAGTTGGCACAACTTCGGAACGTCCATCCCGGCGAAGGACGACGACGCCATCACCGTGACGCTGGCCAGCAAGGAGATAAACGAGATTCGCGGTCTGGCGAGCCGGGGCGAGCTGCTGATCTTCACGGCCGGCGGCGAGTGGACGGCACGGGCGGGCAGCAAGAGCGACGTGTTCACGCCCAGCTCCATCGTCATCACGCCCTCCGGCTACCGGGGCAGCGCGAACATCCCTCCGCTGGACGTGGGGGACGTGACGCTGTTCGTGCAGCGTCAGGGAACGGCGGTCCGCTCAATCGGCTACAGCCTGGACGTGGACGGGTATGCGAGCCAGGACGTCACCGTGTTGGCGGAACACCTGTTCCGGAACAACCCGGTCCGGGCGATGGCGTATCAACAGACGCCCTGGAGCGTGGTGTGGTGCGTGCTGGCGGACGGGACCGTGGCGGCGCTGACCCTGCAAAAGGAACATCAGGTCAACGCCTGGACGCGGCAGGTGTTCAGCGGCGGGACCGTGGAGGACGTGTGCTGCATTCCCGGCGGGGACCAGGACGAGGTGTATTTCGCCGTTCGCCGGAGCGGGAGCGTGATGATCGAAAGGTTGAGCCACCGTGGGACGGACAGCGGCTCCTTCCTGGACGCGGGGAGCGTGGCGATTTCGTCCGTGCTGGAGTGCCTGGACTGGGAGGCGAACGTGGGCGGGACCCTTCAGGGACGCCACAAGCACATCCCGGCAATGACGCTGCGGCTGCTGGAGACAAAGGCGCTGAAGGGCGGCATCATCACGGAGAACAACAGCGGGCTGGACGCCCTGCCGCTGGACGGGAGCCTGTTCAGCGGGGACGTGAGGATGCAGCCGCCGGGCGGAGCGGCGCGGACCTGCCGCGTGCGGCTGGAGAACACCGAACCGGGGCCGGTGACAGTGCTGGGCATTTACCCCGAAGTGTGTGTGCCGGAGGAGATGAGGAGCGAATGAAGACCGAGGTCATCCCGGCGCGGGCGGAACACTGCGCCCTGCTGGCGGCCAACATGGACGAGGACGGACGCGAATTTATACGGAAGTATTACGACGTGGAGGCAGATCAGGGGCTCAGAGATTCCCTGACGGCCTCCACTCTTTGTTGGACCATCCTGATTGACGGGCAGGCGGCGGGGATGTTCGGTTGCACGGAGGACGCCCAGGTGTGGCTCACCACAGCCCCGGCCATCGAGCGGGCGAAGCTGCGCTTCATTCGACAGAGCAAGACCTACCTCAATCAGATGGCGGAGCGGTGCGGCGGGTATCTGCAAGCCGTCGCGCACAAGGAGAACCACCTGCTGATGGGATGGCTGATGTGGAGTGGGTTTGAGATAAAGGGAGAGACGGGTGATTTCTGGCTATGTGCATACCAGTTGCGTTAGCCGTCGCGGGCGGACTGGCCGGCGCGGCGGGAAGCGTCATTCAGGGCAACGCCCAGGCAAAGGCCTACGAGCAGCAGGCGCAGGTGGCCCAGCAGAACGCCCGGCTGGCGGAGCTTCAGGGCGAACGGGAGCTGGAGCGCGGGGCGCGTGAGGAACAGCGGTTCCGGCGCCAGCAGCGGCAGTTTCAGGGCACGCAGCGAGCTGCGCTGGCGGCCAGCGGAGTGCAGATGGGAGGTTCGGCGCTGTCCGTTCTGGCGGACACGGCGCAGGGCATCGAGGAGGACGCGGCGATGCTCCGCTTCAACACGCTGCAAAACAAGTGGGAACGGGACGCCCAGGCGGTGAACTTCATCAACGAGGCCAACGCGGCGCGGGCCAACGCCAGCAACGCCAGGAACGCGGGACGCATCGGGGCCTTCACGACGCTGCTGACATCCGGGTTGAACATCGCCGGAATGACGGCGGGCGTTCCCACGGGATCAAATGTGGCGAAGAATGGGGCGATCAAGCTGTCTGTCCCAAATACGCCACTTCTTCGCGGCCCTAACCAGCTTGGATACCGCTACAGATATGACGTGGCTGGCACGTATTTGTAGAGATTGAGGTGAGACCATGCCAACCTACAAAAACGAAACGGACAAACGCATTACATTCCCGGACAAGAACTGTCTGGAGTGGGCGCCGGGACAGACCCGGGCGCTGGAATACTTTGTCCCCCACGAGGAGCTGGGGCTGACGATGATCGACGAGCGCCCCTGGGTGCTGCGGAACAACCCGCGTGGCTTTGGCTACGAGACGCTGGAGGTGAAACGGGGACAGAAGACGGTCTATCGGGTGCCGTACAGCATGACAGTGGAGCTATCCGTCTTGTCTCCGGAGGGGGACGTGGCGATGACCGTGGGGGACAGCCTGATCCCCATCACGGTTGGGCCGAAACAGTTCCATGTTTCCCGCTACCCGTGGGACATGGTGGGGTATCTGACCTTTGAGACAGAAAACACAGTACGCGTGCACATAAAAGTGGAACCATTCACAGAAAGGGGACAGTGAGAGATGGCGATGATAAACGGAGTGGCGAATGGGGATATACCCCAGGAGTGGATCGATGCGATGGCGCACGCCGACCATCCCAACGGGAGCAATCCCTTCCTGACGGCCAGGAATATGCCCGCGCTGGAAAAAAGGGTGGCGCCCTTTCGGCTGCTGGAACGACTGGAGGGCATGGGGGCTCTGTATGCGGCGGCGTTTGGGGATAACGCCTTTGTAGCCGTGGGCGACAAATGTGCCGCGAGGAGCATAGACGGACAGGCATGGGAGCTGCTGGCGAATGTACCTGCCGGGTATTGGCGCGGCGTGGCCTTTGGCGGCGGGGTGTTTGCGGCCCTGGGGCTGAGCACAAACGCCATGTGGAGCGACGACGGCGGCCAGACCTGGACGCTGACCACCGCGCCGGAGGGCGAGTGGAACGCCCTGACCTACGGCAACGGGATGTTCGTGGGGGTGTGCGACGGGAAGATCGTCAAGTCGCTGGACGGCAAGACCGGGTGGACAGCAAAGGCTGTCCCTCCGGGGTACGGTGAGGATATCGCCTTTGGCAATGGGGTGTTCGTGGCCATCGGACCGGCGGGGGCCCTGATCAGCACGGACGGTGAGACCTGGACGGAACGGGAGACGCCACGTGCCACGTGGCGCTGCGTGGAGTATGGCAACGGGAAGTTTGTCGCGCTGGGCGGAAAGTGCATGGTCAGTACGGACGGCGGCCAGACATGGAGCCTGACCCAGGCTGGGCTGCCCTCCGGCGGCTGGGACGCGGTGTGCCACGGCGGCGGGTTCTTCGTGAGCGTGGGGAACAGCGCCCAGAGCATGACCACGGGGGACGGGACGATGGACTGGACCCAGACGGCGGCCCCGAACTTCATCTGGCGCGGGCTGGCCTTTGGGCTGGACACCTTCGTTGCGGTGGGCAGCGGCATCATGACGGGGCAGGTGGTGGACGTGGCGGCGGCCCTTGGGAACGTCAGGGGTGCGAACGCCACCAACACCTTCGCGACAATGGCGGACCTGGCTGCAGTAACGACTGCGGTGGGTGAGTTCCGCACGGAGCTGACGCGAGTGCTTGAAAGTTTGACGATGGGAGAGAATGGCTGATGGACAAGAAACTTGTTAGTTTTGAGTGGCTGGAAACACGGGCCGACCTGCCGGGGCGGCTGGAGATCGACCGGCTGTACTTCATCGCCGCGGACGGTGTGACAGTGATCGACCACGGGAGCGGCCCGGTGGAGTTCGGCGGTGGCGGCGGTGGCGGCGGCTTGTACCGTGGAGCGTATGAAGACGCGGCGGCGCTGCGTGCGGCCCATCCGGCGGATGTGCTGGGGGCCTACGCCACCGTGCTGGACACAGGGACCGTCTGGATTTGGGGTGGCCTGGACTGGACAGACACTGGACACTCCTCCGCGGAGATCGAGATCGTGGATAACCTGACTACGGCGGCGGGCGACAAAGCGCTGTCGGCACGACAGGGAGTGGTGCTGAACGGGAAGATCAGTGAGCAGAGCGAGCGGATTGACGCGCTTGAGGATTTAGCCCTGAGCGTAGATGAGCTGGGCTATATGTGCCAGACAATCGAGGAGGAATAACGATGGCAAACGTAACGAAGCGGATCATGACAGACGAGACGGGGCAGGATATCGTAACCCAGCTTACGACACAGAACGAGTTCCTGACGGCCCTGCATGGCAACAGAGCGAACCTCCAAACTGAGGACAAGACCAGCCTTGTGAATGCTGTCAATGAGCTGCTGGGGAAGCTGGGGACGGTTGGGGACCTTGAGACCCTTACAAAAGCAAACGTCGTGGCCGCAATCAACGAGCTGGTTGGGAAAGCGGACAACAAGATTTTGTCGGCCCTTCGCGAGGCTTCCGGGGCCGGCATCCACAATGCGCTGCCTCGCTGCATGGCGTTGGGCAGCAGCTTCACGGCTACCCAGCAGAACGCTATCGACAATGGAGGCTTCGATGACCTCTTCGTGGGTGACCACTGGGACTTCACGAATGTCCCCTATACATGGGCAGACGACGAGGATCAGGCGCATAACGACGTGTTCTCAGGCACGTTCCGCATTTTGGATTGTGATTATCTTCTGCGGTCTGGGGATACGGAATGCACGACACACCATCTCATGGTGGCTCCGGACGCCAATCTGTTTACCCGCGCAATGAACCCCACAAGCACGACAGTGGGCGCTTATGCGGGCTCCGAGATGCGGACGAAGAACTCCGGGTTGGCACGGGCCAGGGCGATCTTCGAAGCGTGCTTCGGTGCGGGGACGCTGATGCCGCATCGTGTGTATCTCCAAAATGCCGTGACGGACGGCAAGCCCAGCGCAGGAGCGTGGATGGACAGCGCCGGCGCGGAACTCATGACGGAGCAGCAGGTCTACGGCGGGCTGGCGCTCAACTCCGGCAGTCCTGACGGCGTGAGCGTTCCGAACCGCTACACCATCGGGTGCAAGCAGTTTAACTTCTTCCGTCATAGGCCGGACATGATCAGTAACCGTCAGTGGTACTGGTTGCAGGATGTCGTTTCCGCCGTCCTTTTTGCTCTTGTCCACCACACTGGTTTTGCGGCCCATACCGACGCATCCAGTTCTGGGTGTGGTGTCCGCCCGGTTTTCGCTTTGCGCAAGGCCGCGTAGGCCTTGCGCTTATCTCTAATCCCCGCCCCCGTGTGGGGCGGGGACATTTAAGTTTAAAACTTATCTTCTATAGTAGGAGGAATAAAAAATGGCAAATGAAATGTATAAGGTTAAACTCTCCGACGGGACTGAGCTGAAAAATCTGGAACTCAACGGCAACAACTTCGTCTCCCAGAGCGAAGTGACGCCGGAGATGTTCGCGGGCAAGATGGCCCATGTGACCATCACTGGGCCGGAGGGCGCAGACGGGGCGGGGCTCCTGGGCGAGCATGAGCACATGGAGTTGATCCGCTGTCAGAAGGACGATGCTCTGGGTGGCTGGGCCTTTGTCCTGCGGGATATCCCGGCGGAGAAGCTGGAAAAGCTGAAGACTCGTGGGGATATCGAGTATCTGGCGATGATGATGGACGTCGATCTGTAGGAGGAGGGAACGCATAATGGCTAAGACGCAGCACAGTAAGAACTTTGCGAAGGTGAAAGAATTTTACGATCTTGGTGTCTGGCCCGAGAAGCGCGTCAGGGACGCAGTGGTGAAAGGCTGGATCACGGCGGAGGAGTTCAAGGAGATCACGGGGAAGGATTATGCAGCTTAATATCCTTCTCAACCTCGCTGTGGCGGGGGGCGTTGCGCTTGTGACTCACGAGGGCGGCCACTATTTGGCCGCTCTCTGCTTTGGGGAGAGGCTGAAGTTTCGCTTCGAGTGGGGGCGTCTGTTCGGCATTGTCCCTGTCCCACGATGGGTGTGGACCATGCCGAATATGGCGGAATGGAAGCAGCGCGTGGTAGCGGTGGCCGGGTTTGGTGTGGAGTTTCTTTGTGCTGGGATTGCCGTCGCTCTTGGCTGGCTGTGGCTGCTGCTGGTGGCGTCCTGCCATATTATCGCGTATCCGTTCTACGCGGGAGACAGTAGTGATTTTAGATTGTTATAAGTGTCTAAAGCAAATTAAGGAGGGGAATTTATGTCACTGTTCCATGAATTTTGTGGCGGTTTTATAACTTGCTGTTGTGTTGGAATATTTATATGGGCTATATGTCTTCTATTGCGTTTTTTAATTAATGATATAAAAAACCCTGAAGTACGTGTGATTGTTTGGTTTATACGACATTTATTTTTCATAATGTGGCTATTGTTATGCGTATCTATAATAGGTGACTTTTGGCTGAAAGTTGTTCAGCCCGAGAACGTGCCAAATTGGGTAATCATGCTATTCAAGACACATTAAATTCAAGACACATTAAAAGGAGGGGTTGAAATGTTTAACAACCTGAAAAAATGGGTCGTGGAACAGGTCATGTGGGCTGAAAAGAACATGGCTGGCAAGTCTGGTGCGGAGAAGCGTCAGGCGGTGGTGGATAAGCTGGATGACCTGATCCCGCTGCCGTGGTTCCTTGAGTGGATGGATGGCCCGCTGATTGGATGGTTGGTGGATAAGTGCTGCGCCCTGTTAAACGCGGAGGCAGGGCATGACTGGTCCGCCCTGAACATGACGGCTGAAACCTGTGAGTCTCTGGCCCAGGAGTTGCCGGACGTGGACGCATATACAAGGACAGTGGAAGAAGTCGCTAACACGGCGAAGGAAACAGTGCAGAAGACGGTTGAAAAAGCCGCGGCTAATCTGGAGGATACAGGAGAGAAGCTGGGGAGCCTGTTTGAGCAGTATGGCATCGACCCTTCCGCGGTGGTGGAGAAAGCTGTGGAGAAAGCGACGGCGGCGGCTCCAGAGGAAATAAAAACGGCGGCAGCAACGGCAGTTAAGACGGCGGCAACAGGGGCACAGACCAGTGACAAACTCTCTGCGCACTTCTCAAAGAAGGAATTTGCTTGCAAATGCTGCGGGAAGTTTATCCCGTGCCCGGAGCTGGTGGAGAAGCTGGAGAAGTTCAGGACGTTGTGCGGCAACAAGCCCATGACCATCGGGAGCGGGACACGTTGTCTGAAGCGTAATAAGGCTGTTGGCGGAGCCATGCCCGATGAGAAGAAGGGGACGAAGGGCAGCCAGCATCTATACGGTAAGGCAGCAGATGTTCAGAAGATATCTGGCCTGACCATCGACCAGATGGCGAAACTGGCGGAACAGGCCGGGTTTAACGGCATCGGCAAGTACAACTGGGGCGTCCATGTGGATGTGAGGAAGACCCCCGCCCGCTGGGACTATCGGAAATAGGAGGTGACGGCCATGCTTGGCGTGAAGCGGACAGATGGGAATCTGATGTTCTTGTACGCTGTGTACCTGGCCTCCCTCTCCGTGGCGAACGTGCTGGACAACAGCTATGTCTTCATTTTTGGACACACTTTGCCCGCCTCTGTGCTCACCTACCCCATCACACTCCTTGTTGCGAACGTGGTTCGCGAGCTCTGGGAGGAGAAGTACGCTTCCCGTGTGGTGCTGCTTGGGCTCTCGGTGAAGTTCGTGGGAATCGTGCTGCTGGGGTTGTCGCGGCTCCTGAACGTCATCCCGGACTACGGTATGCGCTGGGAGCTCTGGCGCATCTTGGGCACGTCCTTCTGGGAAGTTTCGGAGCAATGGGTGTTAGGCAGGGATTTCCGTTTCTGGACCGTCTCGATCATCAGCTTCCCCATCGCGCAGTTCGTCAACGTCTGGCTGTTTGACCTGCTTTTGACCCGGCATATCCGCCAGACTGGGAGTCCGTGGGGCGGGCGCTGGTCGCGCTTCCTGACGGCGGCTATGGCGGGAGAGGCGACGGAGGTGCTCCTGTTCCTCGTGTTGGCCTTTGCGCCAAATTGGGAAGGGATTTGGCGTTTTACCTGCCAGCAGATGGAGGTGAGGACGGTCTTCACGCTCTTCTCCTTACCTGTGTTCTATGCGCTGACGTGGAGGAGGCGAGGCCATGCCCGGACATCTGGAAAATGAGCAGTTCTGGTCAATGCTGGATGGGGCTGTTATCGGTGGGCTTGGCGGAGCGGTGAACTATCTGCTGGAGAAAAGCCCCCGGGAGTGGGGGAGGTTCCTTGTGGCGCTGCTGACATCCGGCTTCGCCGGGATGCTGGCGCAACTGGTAGTAAGCTGGATGAACGATGACGTGCGGCCTCAGTTCGCAATGGCGGGGATCGCCGGGTATTTGGGCGTGAAGCTGTTGGACGACGTGGCGCGGCGCGTGAGACGGCTGGTGAACGGCAGCCTGGACGCGCTGGAGAAGACAGTATCATCTGATATAAAGAAGGTGGAGGGCAAAAAATGAGGGTGGAGCGGTATCAGCGGCAGGTGGCGGAGGGACAGACACCCTCCGCCTTTTTGCGTTCTTACGACGCGGGGAACACCACGGCGCAGATCGGCGCGGCGTGGGGACAGGTGGGCGGGGCCCTTGAGAAGTGGGGCGCGTGGGCTCAGAAACGCCAGGATGAGTGGGACGCCGCCACGGTCATGAACGCCCAGACGGAGTTTGCCCGGCGCATGAGCGACTATCTTGACAACCCGGATACGGGGCAGACCGTCACGCGGAAGAGCGGCGCGGCAAGGGACCTCACCAAGGATACGGACGCCTACGCGGACAAGACGGCGCAGGAGATATCCGGGCTGCTGGAGAACGACCGGCAGCGGGCTGTTTTCAACAGCGGCATTCCCAAGGCGAAGATGCCCTTTACCCGTCAGGCCAGCGATTACGAGGCGCGGGAGCTCCAGGTGTTCCGCAAGCAGGCCTTTGATGCGAACATCGCGGCGGCGCAGGATATGTACCTCCGTGCGGCGGATAGCCCGGCGGACCGGGAGCGGGCCGTGGACATGGCGGCAAACGCTATTCGTTCGCAGTATTTCGGCGCGCCGGAGGAGTACATCGACCTGGCGATCGCTGAGGCGAGGAGCGGCATGGCGGCGCAGTGGGTGTCGCACGTTGCCCAGGAAAACCCCATGACCGCGATGGAGATGTTGAACGACAAAAGCCTGGGCCTGCTGCCGGAGACGCGGAACAAGCTGGAGGCGCAGATCAAGCCCCGGGCGGAGATATACGAGGTGCAGGATATTGTTGACGGGCTGGCGGCGCAGTTCCCCCAGGGGATGGAGGGCGCGGGGCTGGAGTACATCAGGCAGAAGTACGAGGGTCCGCTGGAGGAGAAGATCGCCTCGGCGTACAAGATGCGCATGAACGAGCTGGACATTGACCAGAACAACGCGCGGCGCATGAGAGCGCAGGCTCAGGAAGACCGCTGGAATGAGATATTGAGCAGCTATGTTGAAACAGGGCTTTGGCCGAATGAGGCCGAAGTGCAGTTGATGGTGGCGAATGGTGAAATCAGCCCGACGCGCGGAGCTGCCATGCTTGACAACAAACTGGTTGCGAAGACGAGGGCACAGACCGAAAAGCGTCTGTCAAAGGACCCCGCGTGGGTGACACTCAAGCCGGAACAGCAGGAAGAGCTTGTCATGCGTGAGATGGGCGTCACTACTGAGGAACGCAAAGAACTGTTGTCGTATTTGTGGGGCGGCGTGCTGGACGGCAGCGTGACGGACGCGGAAGTTAGGCAGTGGTATGCCAATGGACGGATCACCAAAGCGGAAAAGGAACGCCTGATAAACGCGGACAAACGAATGAGCGTGGAGCAGAAGGCTTTTGTTGACCAGCAGAAGGAAGAACTGAAAGTTGATTTTAAGAACATCAAAATCCCTGGTAAGAGTGATTCCATTTATCAATCTAATGCAGAAACGAAGTTCACCGAGCTGTTGAGGGATTTGAACCCCGCGGACAAGGACTACCGCAAGCAGGTGATGGAGGCGCGGAAACAGGCGCTTGTCTATGGTGTCCAGCAGAGCGGTAAAGCCCTTGAACAAAGCTGGACGTTGTATAAGCCATGGACTTGGGGGGGCGACGGGACGACAGCGTTTGGCGAGCGGTTCAACAAGCAAATCAGGGCGATTGACCAGGGAATTAAGCGCGTGCAGGAGTACACGCCAAAATTCACGATGGACAATATCAACCTGCCGGAGAAGAGGACGCCACCGGCTGAAACTCCGTCGTCATGGAGCGGCAGTGACAACGTCGGTTTTGACGCGCTGGGCGGCGCGGGGACAACAATAATAAGCGATTACATGAAACAACGGAAGAAAGATGACGGCACGGTCTATTCACACGGCGGCATTGATATCAGGGGGAACAAACCCGGAGAGATCAACGGGAAGCCCGTGACGGCACCGATGCAGCTTGACGGCGTGAAGATGACCGTCAGTGGCGTGGGAAAAGACTCCGTAAGCGGTAACAAGCTGCACCTGAAAGGGGAATACAATGGGCAGACATTTGATATCTTCATGTGTCATTTTCAGAATGGAAGTATTCAGGTGAAGAACGGGCAAACCGTGACGGCGGGGCAGACGCTGGCAAAGGTGGGGAGCACGGGACACAGTGACGGCCCCCATCTGCACATCGAGACGAAGATAAACGACAAGAAGGTTGACCCCAAGAGATTCTATAAGCTGCTGGGTGTACCTACCGTGGCTGAACGGAAAAAACAGATGGAACAGCAGCAGCCAGCGCAACAGCAGCCAGCCGTGCCGGAGCAGTCGCCAGCACAGGTGGGGAAATCCTCTATTGCTGATATTTTCCGCAACGGCGTGCCGAATGGATGGAGAGGCGGCAGGATGTTTTGATAGCGAGAGACAGGGCTTGCGCCCTGCCTCTCTCCCGCATACGCCTACCGCCAGATGATAATCACCCAACGGCCCAACCTCAGATAAAGCACGAGGTGGCGTCTTTTCGGCTTTAACATATCGGATGACTCCTTTCTTAAAAGGATGTCCGCCCCTGCAAAGGCGAACTTTTGCCGGGATTTTTTGACCCACGGCAAAATCTTGATGCCGGCCAGGACTTGCAGTACCAATATGCCGCAGTCGTGCGGTGGAGATATTTTAGCACAAAAAATCCTCCTTTTTGCCCCTGATGATTGCAGTCATCAGAAAAAGGAGGAGCCATCCGATATGTCGCTGTTATTATACCACACCCCCGGAAGGAGAAAACCAAAATGGCTACAATAAATGTCCCGGAGTATGACCGCCAGCAGTATGAGACAGCGATGCAGTCTATTAAAAACACTCAGCCTGTCACGCCCGCGCCGGAGCCTGTCACGGTGGCACCAGCGCCCGTGCCCATGCTTGCACCTGCGACGCAGGAGCAGAAGAGCGTCCTTTACGGCGGGGAAAGCCTCTCCAACGTGGACACCCTCAACACGACAGTGGACGCGATCAGGGAGAACGTGCAGAAATTCTCAGGCGTCCAGCAGGCGTTAAAGGAACAGTACGCCGATATTCTGAAATTGCACTATCCCGTGTTTGGGGATCACATCGACTATGCCCGCGCCCAGGGGTATGAAGACAGCGAAATCCGGGACTATCTGGAGGGGCGGGAGTTCGCCGCGATGTTGGAGCACTCTCAGGAGGACATCAATGCCTACCTCCAGCGCACGCCGGAGGGGATGGCGCTGGCCGCGGCGGCGGAGCATCGGCGCATGATTGATGCCTATGTCCAGGCGTCCGGGCTGGAGCGCGATGATGTTGAGGACAGGATGGCCGTTGCGAAAGTGCTGGGGATCCCAGCGAGTCTGCTGATAAACGACGAGGAGTTGTACCAGAAAATCAAGCCGTTGTATAAGGTGCAGGAGGGCTTGTGGGAGAGCGGCGTCAATGGCTTTTTTGAGGGCGAAATGAGCCACAGGAAGCAAACGATTGGACGCGACCTGATGTATGGCCTGATTTCCTACACACCGGAGCTGCAAAAGGAAATAGAGTCGTATAACCAGGCCCTTCAGCAGTTTGCTCCTGCACTGCGAGACACGTTCTGGAATAAAGGGGCGCGTGGCGTCGGGCAGTTTCTTGATCTTCTTCGGCGCTCGAGCACTAAGGGGACGGTTTATGGTTTGACAGCAGCGGGGCTGGCGGCGATAGCTGGTGTGACCGTGGCTCCGTGGAGCATACCTGCGCTTGCTGGAACCGGGTTGACTACCGCCGGGGCTTACGGTGCGGGCTACGCTTTTGGCAGTGCTCTTGAAATGTTCGAGAGTGAGGGCGGAGATGCCATGCTGGAGTATCTTGCCATGAAGGACAAGGACGGGAACCCCATGGACTTTCGTGCCGCACAGATCGCTGCTTTAACTGTTGGATTTGCAAACGCCGTTATTGAAGAGGCGCAGGTGAGCCAGATTTTGGAGCCCCTGAAGGGAAAGCTGAACAAGGCGACAATGGGGGCGCTGTTGAATAACTCCAGCATTATGGAGAAGTTTATTCAGCTTGGGAAGGATTACGCGGGGAATGTCACCAGCGAGACGGCGGAAGAGATTGTCCAGAAGGCCGTCACCATCATTGGCGGCGAGGTAGCCAAGCTGATGAGTGGACGGAACTTTGAGAATATCACCATCGAGGACGCTCTAAAAGAACTGGCCCAGGAGGGAATGGAGTCTATCCCGACCATGACGCTGCTGGGGCTGCCGGGTCTGGCGGCTGGTGGAGTGAGGACCACGCTGGATATTCGTCAGGAGGCTAAGGCCAAAAAGGCCGTCGAGGCCATCCAGAAGGAGTGGGATTCTCTTACCCCGGAGCAGAAGGCGGAGAAGGACAAAGAGATCCGTGAGGCCATCATCACGGAAGCCAGCAAGAACCCGATGTTCCACACCGAGGAGGCGGAGACTACCCGCGACAGGTTGACAAAACAATTTGTTGCTATGGGCAGGGATGAGGAACTTGCGAAGGCAGAGGCGGAAGTTGCCACGGCGGCCGGCATCGTCATGCTTGCGAGGGAGCCGGATCTCCTCATAGAGAAGGACGGCCAGAAGGTCAAACCCACGCTGGAGGACATGACGAATATCGTCGTGCAAAGCTGGCAGAACTCCGAAAGGGAGAGGCGCGCGGAGGAGTATAACCAGATCATTGGCGAGCGTGGCGCGGCAAAGCTGGACGCGGCCGACCGTCAGGGGCGCATTGATAATCTTTCCGTTGCCAGACAGATGGAGGAAGCAGGGAAGGACGCCAAGACCATCTGGCTGGCGACGGGCTGGCAGAGGGGCAAGGAGGGCAAGTGGGGATATGACATCCTGGATGGGGAAATAAAAACCGACGTGAAACTCCAGGAGCATGAAACGGAAGACGGTGGAGTTTATTATACGACCACGTTGGGCGAGATTTACGATGCACCGGAACTATATGCAGCATACCCTGAGTTAAAGAATGTTGAGGTAAGCCCTACTATATTTGGGACCGCCAAGGGGGGGTATGTGTCAAGTTTTGGGACTCTTCCAAGTTTGATTGAGTTATCTTCCACTTATATTGAAAATCCAGATGTGGAAGCACGTATCAAGGAAATTAAAGCGACACCGGAATATCAAAGGTATATGGAAATTGACCGTCAACTTCTTAAAGAAGATTATAAGCCTAACCCAGCTTTAGACGCTGAACAAGAAAAGCTATTTAATAGTGATATTGCAAAGGAATATAGGGGACTTGAGAAAAAAAGGATTTACAGAACAAAGGGGGATCCGGCCAGTATCAGCGGAAAGGCAAAAAGCACTCTGATTCATGAAATTCAGCACGCGATACAGGATATTGAAGGATTTGCGAGAGGAAGTAGTTCACGAAATAAAAATTATCGCAATCATGCGGGCGAGGTCCAAGCCAGGAACGCCAGCGCCCGGATGGACATGACCGCTGAGGAGCGGCGTCAAAAGCTGCTGTCCGAGACGGAGGACGTGAGCCGGGAGGATCAGATCGTCCTCATGGACGCGCTGGAGATGGCGGAGAGCTACGGGCAGGACCATATCCCCGCATCCATCGAAGAAAACATAGCGAACGGCATGGCAGCTATTAATAAAGTTATTACCGATCATACCGATGTGATTAACGCTATGTATCGCGATGACGTTGGGGGCATATCATTCTTCTGGGGTGAACCGGGACGCGGCGAGAATTTCAAACATGGGTGGGGAATTTCGCATCTTTTAGCGCACCGTGATAAGCAACATCAGGACAACCCGCAAAAATACCCTGATGGTATGAGTGTTTTAAAGAAATTGCCTGAAGTTATAGCACGAGGGAAAATCGTTAAGAATGTTGGAGAAAATATTCCCAACGCTCAGCGTGTGAATATTTCCTATGACGGCTATACGGCCATACTCTCATTATATAAAGATGGGGACCGGCAAACATGGCTATTGACAGGGTGGAAAGATGATAATACTTCCGATGCGTCCGGCGAAGTGTACGATTCAACCGAAGCTACGCTCAACGAGCCTACACGTTTTCGTCCCGCAGAGGGAGCGGAAGTTAGTAATCAAAGTTTATCCCAAACCGGCGAAACCGTCAACGGCACACAGCGTTCCGGCATACAAGAAAACGGCAGGATAAAAGGCTGGGTCCATGGGGCTCCCGGTCAGGAGGCGTGGAATGTCCCGTCCGTGATTGAGTTCTTCCAGACCGCCAATGCCTCCACCGGCTTCCACGAGCTGGGGCATCACATGCTGCGCCTGATGGTGGACATCTCTAAGCTGGAGGGCGCGTCCGCTCAGATCAGGGAGGACGTGAACACCATCCTGTCCCACGCGGGCGTGACGATGGAGGAGTTTGACACCGACCAGAAAAAGCGCATCCAGGCGCATGAATACTTTGCCAGGAGCTGGGAGACGTACCTTTCCGAGGGCAAGGCTCCCACGCCGGAACTCCAGGGCGTGTTCGACAGGATCCGTGAGTGGATGATCGAGGTGTATCACGACGTCGTCCAGGCGCTGGGTATTGAGCTCAGCGACGAGATGAGGGACGTGTTCGACCGTCTGCTGGCAACGCCGGACCAGTTGGCGGAGCAGCGGCGTATTGGCGACCTTGCAATGGAGGAGCTGGCGCGGCGCGACGAGATGAAGCGCACGGCAGAGGAGATCAAGGAGCTTGAGGCCGAGACCGCCAGCCAGCAGGAGCAAGTCACTGAGACGGAGGAAGCGACCTACCCGAAGGATTGGGACGAGATAACCGCGGACGGTGAGGAGATACGCGAGGAGTTTGCGCAGATCATCGGGGAGAAAGGCGCGGCACGTCTGGACGCGGAAGACGCCGGAACCCGAATCGACAACCTTGGTGTTGCCCGTGAGATGGAGCAGGCCGGGAAGGACGCCAAGACCATCTGGCTGGCGACGGGTTGGCAGAGGGGAACGGATGGAAAATGGAACTATGAGGTGATGGACGGGGAATATACACTAAAATCCTTCAATGATGACCCTGTTATTCGTGAATTTAAGGAACTTCTAAAAAAAGTAGGGCATACGACAAAAGAAGAAAGAGCACG